CTTTTGTTGTTACTGTATCTGATTGGTCTGGTATAGATACAATATATTGGAAGTATGATGATACAACACCTGTTACGACTACAACCACAACTACAACCACCACAACTACTACCACTACAACTGTTCCTACTGTAGGTGTTCCAACAAATTTTACTATTACAAAAAATAGTAATGGTTCTATAACAGTTGATTGGGACGCACCAACAACCGGGAATCAAACACCAGACAGATATACAGTTCAGTATGGTGATAATGGAGTACTTGATCAAAACCCCACTACAACTGATACAGAAATGACTTTAACTAGAAGTCAATTAGAAACTGCATTAGGGTTAAGCAATAGTGAAGGTATAGCTTATATGTTTCACGTTAAAGCAGAAAATGTTTCTCAATCAATTGAATCTGCTTTTACTGATGTTGAAACAATAACTATAAATCAATCACCAGACAACTCTGCTAGTACTTATTCTGTTACAGAAACTACTAGTGGTATGAAAATAGAATGGACAGCTCCAACAAGTAATTGGGTTGATGTTGCTGGATATAAAATTATTTATGCTGAAGAAGATAGTGATGATTACAATTCAAGTGTTTGGCAATACCTTTATGTTAGTACGGATACAAGTGTTACTGAATATACAATACCTTGGACTGATAACTTTGATAATTATGACTATGGAACTATTAATGGAGAAAATTATTTTAGAATATCTACTTGCTCTGCAAGTTGGTGGTGTAATGATGTAAAAGACAGTTTTACAGTAACTAATACTTTAGGACCTCCTATGGAACCTACAGTAGAAAATGTATATGATACTGGTATTTTAGTAGAATGGGATGCACCTAATACTGGTAATAGAACTGCTCAAACATACGATTTGTATTACAGAATAAATGGTAGTCAAGACAACACTATTGTTACAGGAATTACTGATACTGAATACACAATTCCTTATAATGCAATAACAGATAATACTTATGTATTTAGTATTCAAGCTAAAAATACAGATTACAATGTATCATCTGGATACTCTACTGAGCCTTTACTAAGCGTAGTAAATCAAAAAGTTTTAAATGATAATGCAGCTGCTCAAGCATTAGCACAAGAACAAGCTGAAGCACAAGCCGAAGCTGACAGAGTTGCTGCAGCTGTTCAATGGGAAAGAGATCAAAACTATGCCGAAACAGGAGTTTCAGAAACTGATGCAGAACGTAGAGATAGAGAGTCAAGAACTTTTGTTGTAGGTGGTGAAGAAACTGAATACACTCAAGGAGAAGTTGATGATGGAACAGTTGAAAGAGATCAACAAAGACAAAAAAACTTAGAACTGTATGGTGTAGAATTAACTGATGAACAAATTGAAAGAGGTGATGCAGGTGACATTGAACTTATTGAAGAAGATGAAAATCCAGATACCAACGAACAGCTTCTTACTGATGGCGATGTGGTATACAAAGTGGCAGATGACGTTGAAAATCAAGAATATGATGATGATATTGAATGGATTGAAGAAGAAATTATTTACGAAGTTTATGATGAAGATGAAGGTTGGGTTGAAGTTTCTGAAGAAGAGTTTGAAGAAATACTTGAGTTCGAAGCTGAGCTTGAGGCAAAAGAACTAGAAGTATTAGAAACTTACGACCTTGAACAATTAGAAGAACTAAATTTATATATACCTGAAGATGAACTTGAAGGACTTACTGAAGAAGAAATCTTAGAAATTGAAAGAGAATTTGAAGAGTTTATTGAAACAATAATAGTTATTGAAGAATATTTAGAAGAGTTTGAAGACGAAGAATGGCTAGAACCTGTAATTATATTAATACCTGAAGATATTGATATAACTGAAATAGAAATAATAGTTGAAGACCGTGTAACACCTATACCAGAAGATGATGAAGTAATAATTATTGTTGAAGACTTTCCAGATGAAGGTCCTATAGAAGTAGTAACTGAATTAGAAGAAATACTTGAAGAAGAAAGATTAACTGACGATGAGTTGGAATCGCTTACTGAAGATGAAGTTGAAGAATATAGGGAAGAGCGTAAAGAAGTTGTTGAAGCTTATGTCGAAGATTTAGAAGAAGAAATTCTTGAAGAGGTTTTACCTGAAACAGTTACTGTTGAAGAATTTGAGGAAATTAAAGAAAAAGAAATTGAAGAATTAACCGAAGAGGAAATTGAAATAGTTGTTGAAGTTGCTACTGAAGTTATTGAAGAAGTAGTTAATACTGAAGAACTAACTGAAGTTATTGAAGCTGAAGATTTAGTAATTCTTGAAGAAGAGGAACTTGAAGAATTGTCTGAAGAAGAAGTTATTGCCTATGAAGAAGAAGTTGAAGCTGTAATTCAAGAGTTCGTAGAAGAATTAGAAACTGAAGAACTTGTTGTTGTTGTCGAGCAAGTAGCAGAAGTTGGTGTAGAAAACTTAGCACAAGCTGATGAGCAAACTGTCAAAGTTATTCAGGCTGTTGTTACAGAAGTGGTAGATACAGAAACTGTTGCTGAACTATCAGAAGAAGAAGTAGAAGCAGTTGCTGAAGTTTTAGGTTTTGAAGAAGAAGAAGACGTTGCAATTATTGCAGAAGTAGCAGCTAAAGATGAAAATATTCAAGAAGCCGTTGACGAATACGTTGAAAGAGCAGTAGAAAATGCTGAAGTAGAAAACTACACACTAGCAGATGTTGTTACAGAGGTACAAGTAGAAGCTTTCTTAGAAAATCCAATAGAATCTTTTACTGATGTTGACTTTTCAGAAATAACAATTAGCAACATAGGGTATGATATGACTAATGACCAGAAAGAGAAAGCTCAAGAAGTTGTGGTCCCGGTTATCATAGTTTCACAAATAGTTGCTCAGGCTGGTGCCCTTTTTACTAGGAGATTTTAAATGATTAAAAAGATAATAAAAGCATTGTATGATGCTCTTGGATTACCTTATTATATTGTGTTAAACACATTAAAAGGTTTATGGTTCGGTGCTAAAAAAACTTATAAAGGTTTTATAGTTTCTAGCAAATGGACTTTAAGAAAAATTGTTAAAGCAATAAAAAGCATTCCAAGTTTATTAAAAATGTTTGGTAAGTGGTTAATCGATGCAGTAAAAGAATCAATAGCTCAAATTTTTACTCTATTAGGTTTTTTTATAGCTTGGTTTACATTGACCGGAACAGCACAAGATATTGTAGGTATAGCGATAGTCGTATCTACAGCTATTTGGTTATTGACTATCAGATTGCGAGACTAGTTATGGATTGCTGCGGAAGCGGATGTTGTAACGGAGGTAAATAAGTTTACCAATGGCTAGGAAAAAAAAGCGTAATGGTATGTCTACTTGGGCTAAGATAAAACAAATATTTTGGCGTATGATAGCAACCTTTACAGCTAATGGTTTAGCAACTATTGGTGCTGGAACATTAGTAGGTATAGAAATAATAGATGCCATAATCCTAGCCGGTACGCTTGGCTGCGTTAAAGTAGCAGAAGATTTATCACGAGCATATTTAGATGATGGTAATTTAAGTTTAGAGGAAATTAATGAAGCGTTCAGCAAACTAGATCGGAGAAAAAAATGACAGAAAAAAGTAACGGATTTACACAAAAAGAAATGTTAGTAATGATCTTAGAGGGTCAAGATAAAATTAATGAAAGAATAGATGACCTTCACGAAAAAACTAATACAAAAATTTCAAGAGCAGAACTAAGTGGTTGGGTAGTAGCTGTATCAGCTTTGGTAGTTTTAGTTCAAGCTGTGATGTGAACTGCCCCGTCTGTCAAATTCCTTTATTAGAGATTCACGCTGGACTTTACTGTTATAATAAAAAATGTATTGTTTATAGACAAAAAGCAATAGCTTGTTGCGAAGGAGGAGAAATTGCCGGAGAAAGCTGCCGATAAAAAAATTAGGAAATTATTAGAATATGCTGCTGCAATGATGATGATGTGGATACCTAAAGAAAAAAGAAATCAATATTTTAGTTACTTATACACCTTATGCGAATTTAAAGAAAAAGATGCCTAGATACGAATACAAGTGCCTCAGTAACGAATGCGAACAAATGTTCGAAGTTACTCATAAAATTACTGAAGATCCAGTCATTAAGTGTATACTTTGTGAAAGTCACACTCAAAGACAAATTTCTAGAAATGTAATGTTTGAAACTCCTGTTGATGTAGATTGGCAAGGAGATCCTAAAGATTTAAGTCCAAAATCATTTCAACAATATCAAGAAGCTAAGAAAGTAAAGTATAAATGGTAATGCGTTAGTCACGCGTTATTAACTCATATAGATAAGATAAGAGGAGATAAGAAGAGATAAGATGAGATTAGAATATAACTATAAGCAAAAGTCAATAAGAAAAGGTGTTGTATGTTAGAATTATATTTGTCGGTCTTCCACTCCGACTTCCTCCCATCAATGGCTGTCTTAGGATAGCCATATGTCAGATAACACTTTATATATTCCAAAACTTCCTCCTTTACACAAATCACAGCAAAAAGTATTTGATTCTGATGCTCGTTGGAAAATACTTTGTGCTGGTAGACGATTTGGTAAAACTAGACTTGGTGTTCAAATGTGTATGGAAATAGCACTTAGAGGTGGTAGAGCTTGGTGGATAGCTCCTACTTTTGCTATCGCTAGAGTTGGTTGGAGAGATATTCAAGCTACAGCTCAATCTTTTCCTAAAGAAATAGAACCTGTAATTTCTATTGCTAATATGGAATTTAAATTAGCAAATGGTGGAGAAATAGCTGTTAGATCAGCTGACAATCCACAAAGACTTAGAGGTGAAGGTTTAGATTTTATTGTTATGGATGAGGCTGCATTTGTTAAGCCTGAAGTTTGGCAAGAAGTATTAAGACCTACATTAACTGAAAGAAAAGGTTCTGCTTTGTTTATTAGCACACCTATGGGTATGAATAATTGGTTTTTTAATTTATGGGAAACAGCTGAAACTGCAGATAACTGGGAAAGATTTAGATTTTCTACTTATGATAATCCAAGAATAGACCCGGATGAAGTTGATCAAGCAAAAACAGAAGTTGGTTCTATTGTGTTTGCTCAAGAGTATATGGCAGAATTTGTTGAAGCTGGTCAAGGTATGATAAAACCTGAATGGATGCAATATTGGTCATATGATGAAAATGGTGATTATTTATTAAATGGAGAAACTTATTTAAAAAACGAATGTACTATTTTTTTAGCAACAGATATTGCAACTTCACTTGACGAAGATGCAGATTATACTGCTATAATAGCGATTGCTTTAACAAAAGATAACAAGATGATTGTTCTTGATTGTTTACGTGAAAGATATGAAGGACCAGATGTTCTTACTGCTATACAAAGAATGATAGATAAACATCAAGCTGGATGGGTAACTATGGAAAGACAAGGATTTCAACTTTCTTTAATTCAAATGGCAAAACGTCAAGGAATGCGTGTAAAAGAAGTTAGACCAGATAAGGATAAAGTTGCACGAGCATTGACCTTATCTGCTAGGATGGAAGCTGGAGATGTCTATTTTAAGATAGATGCTTCTTGGCTTGACGATTTGGAAAGAGAGTTATTCACCTTTCCTGTCGGAGCACACGATGATATGGTAGATGCACTCGGGTACGGTGTCCTGAACTTGAACGAGCGTAGACAATGGACAGCTTATTAGTTTAGGAGATGAATGGCTAACGAATTAAACGCGTTTCAAAGATTTACAAAACGCTTAACTCCATCAGGACGAGACGAGTTAAAAAGACTAAATTTTAATCAATCACTAGCTTCAGCGCTAGATAGATCAGTATATGGTTACAACACACAATCAGGATATTTTCCTTCAGATAAATTAGAAGATATTGGTAATGGTTCTGGTAACTCCGCAGTTGCTGCTTGTTTGTCAGTATTGGCAACAGCTTTTGCAGAACCTAGATTACAAGTATTTAGAGAAGATGAAGCTGGGCAAGACAAACAATTAGCTAAACATCCTATTTCTAAATTATTTAAAAGACCTAATCCTTTTATGTCTGGTGCAATACTTTCACATTATTTAGTATCTTCTATCAGTGTTGAAGGAGATGCTTATCTTTATAAAAATAGAAATAAAAAAGGACAAGTTGTTCAACTAGTTCCTTTAATGCCTGCTTTTGTAAATCCAAAAGGTAATACAGAAAGATTAATTACTCATTACGAATACACACCGGCAACAGATACAGTTGATTTACCTACTGAAGACATAATACACATTAGAACAGGTATAGATCCTAACGATCATAGAAGAGGTTATGCTCCAATAAAAACAGTTCTTAGAGAAATACTTGGAGATGAAGCTGCAGGTCAATACTCAACTGCTTTATTACACAATATGGCAATACCGGGAGTTATTTTATCTCCATCAGGTGACGCAATGGGTGGACCAACAAGAGAAGAAGCAGAAGCAATATCAGAAATGTATAAAACAAAATTTGGTGGAGCAAATAGAGGACAACCAATGGTCTTAACAGGAGCTATGAATATAGATGTAGTTTCTTTTAGTCCATCAGATATGAACTTAATAGAACTTAGAAGATTACCAGAAGAAAGAGTTGCAGCTGTTATGGGTGTTCCTGCTGTTCTTGCTGGGCTAGGTGCTGGTTTAAATTCAGCAACTTATAATAATACAAGAGAATTAAGAGAATACTTTACAGAACAAAAGCTTGTTCCTTTATGGAGAACAGTTGCAGATGAATTAACTTATCAACTTCTACCAGAGTTTGACACAAATGACAATATTTACTGTAAGTATGATGTTGAGAATGTAAGAGCATTGTCACAAGATCAAGATGAATTATACAAGAGAATGAACTCTGCTGTAAGCGGGGGTTGGGCAACTATAGGTGAAGCTAGAAATCTTGTAGGACTACCTGCAGATGACTCTCACAATGTTTACCTTAGACCTCTTAATATGCAACAAGTTAATGCCTCTGAAGTTCCTGCACAAGAGGACGCAGAAGATACTTCTATACCTGTCGGACAAGATGATCCGTTAGAAATTCCTCAAGCAAGTATAGATCAAACATTTGTTTCACAAGAAGAATTAGAAAAAAAAGATATTATGGACACAGGTGATGGAGCTCCAGAATCTACAAGACAAGCCATAGCTGTTACTCCTACAAGAGGTATGGATATGTTTACTACACAAGAAGCTGCTGAAAAAAGAGCAGAACAAATAGGATGTGAAGGTTCACATACACATCAAATAGAAGATGTAACTTATTATATGCCTTGTGCTTCTCACGACTCTTATGAAAATACAAAAAAATCTTATATAGACAAAATGGTTGAAGAACTTAAAGTGTCATTAGAAGAAGCTGAAGCAATGTATGAACGAGGTGACGATTTACATAGTCCAGAAGAAAAAGCAAAAGATGATACTAACTTTCCAAGTCCCGGTGACAATCTAGCAGTTAGAATAACAAATTCAAAATATAAACAATTTCCATTTGGTTATGCTAAATCTTTAAAAGAAGATTATCCAGAGATTTGGAGACTAGCTGGTAATGGAGGTAATCCTCCAACTTCATTTACTGGTAATGATGCTTTTAGAAGATGGTCTGCATATCAATCAGGAGACAGAAGTGAATCTGTTCTTAATTGGGTAAGAAGAAGAGAACGCTATATGGGAAGACATCAAAACGATAAAAGATTAAATGGCACTATTGCTGCTATAAAGTGGGGTGGAGTTCTAAACATAGGAGTTCCTGCTATGAAAGCAATTATTAATGAAAGAAAAAAATTAGTTAGAGAACGTAGAAAAAAAGCTGCCGACCTAGCTGATGAAATGGCAATGAAAGCTGTATCTGCGAGAATTAGAAAAATTTTAAGAGATAAAGTTACAAAACATAATGCAAGTAATCCTAAATTTAGAACAACTACAGGAA